AACCTATTGTATGCATGCCACGCTGATCACGTGAAGAGTTTGCAACTCTTATTAGGTTCTTAATCCTAAGAAAATGATATCACTTAAAAAACTTATTCAGGTTCCTGGTTCTCCTGATATTGCTTTAAAGCAACAATGGAAGGAATCTGAAGCTGCGCATGCGCGTCTCGCGCACGTGAATAGACTCTCTAGGGATGTCTATGACATTGTAACTTATAGTGTAGATATGGCTAATAGTAGTACTATTACTGTACCTATTGATTCTAAAAAAGGAATCTTAGATATTGAAAACGCAGATGCTACAGCTACAAGTCTTGACATTTATTTACAAAATGATGAGATTACATTAGACCGTACCAAATTTTATGTTCAATTTTCAGTGTACGTATCTAATACAGCTGTAACTCCAATTGTAATTGGTAGAGGTATAGCTCTAGATCTTTTTCATGTTGAAATTAAAAATTTAAATGCTGCTGATACTTGGGATAATTTGTATCTTTATTATGAACTAGTTAAAATAGATTAACATGGTATTTGAAACATTTACACGTCTTGGTAGACTTATTAGAATTAAAAATAGAAAAGCTACCAACTTTACAAATGAAAATGACACATATCTTACTGTTTTAGTTAAACATGATGGAAAAGTAAAAGCATTGATGTTTACTGATGCTGAACTTGCAAAAGGTGAAGCTCGTGCTGAAAAAAATAAAGAAGATCAAGTTAAACAAAGCTTGATTTCTAAGTTATTAGATTGAGATGGTTACAATTTGTAACCAATTAATATAAACCAATAAAAAACCAAAAATGAGTAGTGTAACTATCGTGGAGAAGTATCCACAAAACAAAAAATCAAGTATTGCTGTAAGACCTTTTTTTGATGCCAATGTTGATAACATGGGATTGCAAAAATATGGTTTAACTCTCTTTGATGGCGCTGTACATGAAGAACAATTAGCTTGTTTAGAGATTAACGGAATCAAACGTTATCTTACAGGTCTTAATGAGTTTGCACCTGAGATTAAAGATCTTCCTCTTGATGAACAAGAAGCAAAGGTTAAAGAAATTAGAAAGGTGGTTTGTCATTTAGAGAAAGTGCTAGCAGCAAATGTTCTTGATCCAGAAGATGTTGACTTTTGGAATAAGGTTAAAATTGCTGGACCTAATAATAGCAATCTTTGGGATAAGATTGTTATTCGTGTAGGGAATGAACCTCTTCATTTAGAGCCAGAAAAAGATCCTTATGATCTTATTAAGCTTTATGCAATTGAAGCTGGAGGTTTTTCAATGGTTGCTAAATCACTAGATGATGCACGCAAGATGGCAGTTCCTCCTAAGTTCTTTTTAGATAAATTAGAAGAAACAGTATCTACAAATACAGAAGTGAAGAAGCTTAGAAACAAAGCTCTTTCTGAACTTCAAAAGCTCTTTGACAAGAATACAAATAAGTTGTTTTATGTTGCTAAGTTGTTAGATCCTAATAGCGCGCAATATAAAAAATCTACACCTAATGATGTTATTTATGACAATATGGATAAATACATTAATGGTGATCTTTTAGAAAAGAATAAGCGTAAAACAGCTGAAAAGTTTCTTGAAGTGGTAGGTCTTGATATGGAGTCTCTTAAGATTCGTGCTCTTGTAAAAGATGCGCATTATTATAAGATGATTGCTACAAAAGCTGATGGGTTTATTTATCACATGGCTTCTACAACTATGTTAGGACGCACACAATCTGATGTAGTGGAATATCTTAGGAATCCTCTTAATGAAGAGATTCTTGTAGATCTTACAAAGAAAGTGGAACAATATTGGAATAAATAACTATTAAAATAAAAACAATGAAAAAGAAACTTAAAAAGTATCAAGATGGTAATGAAGTAACTCCTACTCCTGGAGTAAAAAAAACTATTACAAGAAATGGTGGTTATAGAACAGTAGAAAAAGCTAAAACTTCTGCAGATGGTACTACAACATATAGTACTAAAACTAATCGTACAGTTGGTGGAATGCTTTCAGGAAAACCTCGTGTTTCTAAAACATCAAGTAGTACACCAAGTCCAAAATTAGATCAAAAAGAATTTTTTAATCAACTGAAAAAAGAAAAGGTTGATTATGATCCAAATAAAAAATATACGTCATCTTCTCCACAAATGAAAAAAGGAGGATCTGTTAGTAAATCTAAAAAGAAATAACATGGCAGAGAAAAACTGGATTCAAAAAGCTACAGCTTCTATTAAGCGTAGAGGTACAGAGGGTGTATGTACAGGATCTAAGTTTGGTGGTCCTACATGTCGCCCTGGTACTAAGCGTTATAATCTAGCTAAGACTTTTAGAGCAATGGCTAAAAAGAAATAATTACATAAAAAACAAAAAACAAAATGGCAAAAAGTAAAATTAAAAAGTATGGAAAAGGTGGTGGTTATAATGATGAGTATAGTTCTAAAGAAGCTAAAAGACGTGATGAGGCTTTGACAAGATCTTTACAAGGATATGCTGGTACAGAGTATATCAAAAAGCAAATGGGATCTTCTCCAACTAAACCATCTTCTTCTAAAAAATCTCTTCCAGGATTTACAAGTTCTGCTGCAGCAAGCACTTATGTTAAAAAACCTATTGTACCTCCATTAAAAAAAGGAGGATCAGTTAGTAAAAAGAAGAAGTAATGGCTAAGAAAGAAATGATTAAACGCAAAGATGGATCTTATTCTCAAAGAGGACTTTGGGATAATATTCGCGATGCTAAAGGATCAGGTAAAAAGCCCACATCTGCAATGCTTAAACAAGAACGTAAAATAAAAGCTAAAACTAAAAAATAATGGCAAACAAAAGTTCAAAAAAATTTGCAGCATTAGCACCTCCTTATAACAAAGCTACATTTGCAGATAAAATTGCAGGTGCTAAAGGAAGCAAACCCAAAATGAAAATGGGTGGAAGTTGTGGAACACCAAAACGCCTTGGACGAGGTAAATAATATGCCTAAGAAAGTTAAAGTTTCAGCAGGTGGTGAAAAACATATAGTTTATAAAAAGACTAGTCCCACTGGAGTTGGTGAAGGTAAGAAAGGAAATATTATGGTGAACCACCCCACTAAAGATAAAGGAGAATGGGACACTATAGATCTTACTAAAAAAGCTGGAGCTAAAACAGTAGCACAAGGTGTAGCAGCTACCAAGAAATGGCATAAAGAAAATCCTTATCCTAAAAATAAAAGCAATGGCAAAGTCTCCAGCATGGCAAAGAAAAGAAGGTAAGAATCCTGAAGGTGGTTTGAACGCTAAAGGAAGAGCTTCTTACAATAAAGCAACTGGTGGTAATCTTAAACCACCACAACCACAAGGTGGTTCTCGTAAAAAGTCTTTTTGTGCTAGATCAGAAGGTCAAATGAAAATGTGGCCTAAAGCTGCAAAAGATCCAAATAGTAGATTAAGATTAGCAAGAAAAAAATGGAAATGCTAATAGTTAAAGCTTGTACTAAATGCAAAGTTGTTAAACCTGAAGATGCTCAACACTTTAGAGTTAATAAAAATATGAACTCAGGTTTAGATAGTTGGTGTAGAGATTGCGCAAAAGAGTATAGAAATAATAGAAGAAAAAAGGTTCCTCCAAAAAGTTGGAATATACCTGATAGTGAAATAGAAAGATTTATTGATGCTAATGAAGAATTTGAATGTATAATATGTGGAGAACCTGGTCAAGCTATTGATCATGATCATAAAACAGGCAGAATAAGAGGTAAACTTTGTCAAAATTGTAATCTTGGTTTAGGACATTTTAAAGATAATCCTGAATTACTTGAACTTGCTGCTTTATATTTAAGAGGTGAATGTAGTTGTGGAGAATGTGAAGTAAAATGGGGTGGCTTAATTTTAGAAAATGAATAATAATCTTTTACAAATAAAAATCAAACAGAGGCTAAATAAATTAGCTTCATTTGATTATGATAATATAGAATGTTGGCAGATTCAAGAAGCTTTCAATAAAGCTCAATTAGAATGGGTGCGTAGACAGATTTATGGTATAAATACCAGAAAAGAAGGATCTGAAGAATCTACAGGATTAGTGGATGATTTACAAGTTCTTTTAAAAGGGCAAAAAATTTTTCCAGTAGATAAAAAGTATTTTTACGAAGGGGAACTTCCAGAAGATTATCTATATTACGTGCGTGTAGATGCATTTGCTATAAGTGAATGTTGCAAAGAAAAACGCAGGATGGTAATATATCAAACAGAAGAAGCTAATATGGGGATTCTTCTTACTAGTGATACAAAAGGTCCTAGTTTTGATTGGGGAGAAACATTATCTACACTTGTAGGAAACACTGTAAGAGTGTATACTAATGATGAGTTTGATATAACAGATCTTACGCTCACCTATTTTAGAAAACCTGTTGAAGTTCTTTTTAAAGATTGTATAAATCCAAGTACTGGATTAATAACTCTTACTGATCAAGAATGTGAGTTAAAAGATGATGTTGTAGAAGTAATTGTAGATCAAGCTGTTACAATTCTTGCTGGTGATATAGAATCTATTACTCAGTTTCAAAGAGAACAACAAGCAGTACAAACAAATAGTTAACAATGCAAAAAATAGCTCGCCCTACAATTTTTAGTACAAAAGGATCTGCAACAGCAGAACCTATTAAAACAGGTATTAAAACTGCACCTATTAAAGGAAAAAATCCTTTAATTGATGATTCTTGTATTAGTTTTCTTAATTATCGCGTACAACAAGAAGATCAATCTTCTCGTATTTATTTAGCAATGTCTCTTTGGTTAGATAATGCTGGCTATGTAAATGCAGCCAAACTTTGGAAAAAGTATTCAGATGAAGAAAGAGGACATGCTGACATTGCTCGTGAGTATCTTTTAAACATGGGAGTTCAACCTGCAACAGCTTCTCTTGAACAACCTTCTGAAACATTTGGTGGTCTTCCTGATATTATTAGACAATCTTTTGATCATGAGATAGAAATCACTAATCAATGTAGTGAGTTAGCCAATCATGCTCTTAAAGATGGTTCCCATATGTTATATGAGCTTGCTCTTCACTATCTTAGAGAACAAAATGAGGAGCATGGTAAAATGCAAAACTGGATAGATCAGCTTAATGCATTTGGAGAAGATAAGATAGCAATGCGTCTTCTTGACCATGAAATAAAAGATTATTTGTAGAATTGTAAAATAATTTGTATATTATATTATAAACTTATTTTTTATTTGTAAACCTTAAATTTTAAAACTATGTATTTTAATCACGCGTTTCGAAAATCCTTTCTAGCGAAAGTTATTGAAGCAGGTCCTGTTCCTGCTACTTCTGGACAATTAGGAATTGTTCCTCCAGGTAGTTATGTTGATCAACTTACTTCTGGATCAACTGCTGATCTTTTACCTGGTCAAATTGGTTTGTTTGATGCTCAAAAGTACACAGCATTTAGTGACACTAACAATGGTAAACCTTTTATCCTTGCTCAAGGATCTTATTTTACTAAAGATAAGATTGGCCCTTACCATGGTGGTTATCAAGAGTCTGTAAAATCTAAAGTGATCAACCCTAAGTATATCAATAAGGTGTTTGTCACTTGTTCTACTCCTCCTGTAAACCAAGTTAAAGATATTGAGATTGGTAAAATTGAGTGTGGTAAAACCTATCGTCTTCGTATTGATCTGAAAGGTTCTCCTGCACTTCGTTTCTTGTCTCACAACATCTATCGTACACTTGATGCGTTTAGTGGATGTTGCACAGATGATTGTACAGCTGTATGTACTGGTGCTATTGTAGATCCTACAATTGTTGCTATTCAGTGGGCTAAGCAAGCACTTGAAAATCCTATCATCACTAACTTCTTGAAAGTTACAGTTTATGATTGGGATGGTGGTGAAGTAGCTGCTAGTGAAGATTTTAACACTGTAGGTGAATTTGTTGAAGCTCTTAACGCTTATGTTCCTAACACAGAAGAAGATTTTAACGATTGCGACATCAAAGCTAAAGTGCGTTTTGAAGTGGCATATCTTGAAACTAAATTCGGATATTGTACCTTCACTCCTACTGATTTCTATGAACTTCAACCTTTGCAGCTTTATGCTTCTGTAGTTGATGAGTCTGGAGATCCTTGTAATGTACAATGCGTTAGCATCACTGGTACTTGGAACAATGGTGTATACACTCCTGATGTTCAAGAACCTGTTCAAGCTCAAGGTGTTGGTGAAACAGTTCTTCGTAACTTGATTCTTGATGGTCGCTATCGTCAAGAGGCTTATCCTGATAGTTCTCGTGTAGATCATTTGAGGATGAGAGAGATTGAAGCAAACCCTGTTCTTGAATCTGTTGATCGTAATAGCTTTTACAATAGTATTAACATTCTTCATAGTGTTCCTCGCTTTAACAATCCTACAGGAACATTTGACAATGATCAATATTTGTTGACTATTTATGTTGAAGAAGCTGCAACAGCTACTACACTAATTAATCAACTTGAAGATATCATTGATACTTGTTGTACAAATCTTGAAATTGAATACTATTGTGCTGGTAGTGAAAGTGCACCTGCAGTTCCTGCTGGTCCTCTTGGAGATGGTGCATATCCTAATTATGGCAATTGTGCTTGTGCTTTAGCAGTAGCTCCTGCTGTTCCAGCATCTCCTGCTGTAGAAACAACAACTCAAGCTCAAGGATAATAACAAAACTATCCTAAATAAGAAAAAGGGAGAGGACAAATCGTCCCTCCCTTTTTTCTTTTGGAATACTCCACAAAAATTAGTATATTTTTATTGGAGAGATCTATATAATTTTGTAATAAAGTAAAACATTTACGATGGCTTCAAAACACCAATTAAGTTTAGAAGTGCTTGATGTAAAAAATCTAGGTATTCTTAAAATAACTGATACAAGCGTATATACAGATAAGATTGATGTAGACTGCGAAACAGTACATATCACTGTTCCAGGTTTTAATAAACCTGTTGCAATTGAGGTGATAAAAGGATTTGATCTAGTTTTAGATGGTTGTGATTTGTATATACAAACTAGTGGTTGTGGAGAAGTGGTACAAGATATTCCAGATGGTGTTTATACTATAAGATATTCAGTGAGCCCTAATGATAAAGTGTATGTAGAATACACACATTTACGTGTAACAGCTTTATTAGATCAGTGGAATAAACAACTTTGTCAATTAGAACTTGCTGCTTGCGAACCTAACGCAGATGTTAAAGAATCTTTAAAAGAACTTAGACTTATTAAATCATTTATAGACGCAGCAAAAGCTAAAGTGGAATATTGTCATGATAGCGCAGCTGGTATGGATTTATATAACTATGCTAAGCGTAGACTTGACAAATTTCCAGATACTTGCTGCAATAATTGCAAGTAATTAAAAACCAACCATATATGCAAAAGTGTTTAAACTGCGATGCTCAAATAACATGCAGTTGCAAAAGACGTCACGCTACTGATGGAAAACTAGTTTGTGTAAACTGCATAGCTGATTACGAAAAAAAACTAGTTGAGCTAAAAGAAGCAACATCTAAAACTCAAGAAGATAAAAAAGATACCTAATGTATTGTAATACAGATACTAAACCTTGTAGAGATCTATCTGCTAAAAAGGTAGAGATATACAAAGAATTTGCTGATACTACCTATCAATTGATGGTAGAAATGAAGTATGGTTTAGAATCATGTAAAAAGACAAGAGATTGGGATCTTCTTGATATACGTAAAACTCTTGTAGATTGGCAAACATTAGAAGATGATTTTAGTCATTCTCAAGTGGATTTAGGATTGGGTCGCGTGTACGCGCGCGATGATAGAGATAATAATTATCTTATAGAGAATAGTGGTCTTTTAAGTAATACTAAACCACTAACATCTCGTTATTGGGATGATGAACAGTGGTGGGGAGATCAAGGACAAACATCAGAATGTGTAGCATATGCTTGGGTGCATTGGTTAGAAGATGGTCCTTTTTATCAAGCATCTACACCTCATCCAATTATACAACCTAATCCTGTTTATAGAGAAGCTCAAAAAATAGATGAATGGCCAGGTGAAAACTACAATGGTACATCTGTTAGAGCAGGTGCTAAAATACTTCAAAACTTAGGTTTTATACAAAACTATCTTTGGACTACTAATATTAATACATTGATTTCCACTGTATTAAATATAGGTCCTGTTGTTGTTGGTACATTGTGGTATAGAAATATGTTTTTTCCTAATAGAACTACAGGTATTATTTCAGTTTCTGGTCCTTTATCAGGGGGTCATGCTTATGTTATAAATGGTGTTGATACAAAAAGAAGACTATTTAGAATTAAGAATAGTTGGGGTAGAAAATGGGGACAAAATGGTAGAGCTTTTATATCTTTTAATGATATGGCTAGACTTATCAGAATGCAAGGTGAAGTGTGTTTAGCTACAGAGAAACGACCTTAAATCTATAACCTATGTTAAAAAAGATCTTTTTTGTTTTACTGTTTTCAATGTTTATTGTAACATGTAGAAAAACAAATGATGTTTTAGAAGATAAAAAACTTCCTGAAACGTGTGATTTTCTTGATGGAAAATATAACACTGTAGCAAGGATGTCTAGAGAAGAACAAGAAGAAGCTTTTAGAAAAGGAGGAGGAAACTCTCCTGGTAGAAGAGATACAGATGGTGATGGTGTAAGAGATGTTAATGACAATTGTCCTGGGACATTTAATCCTGATCAAGCTGATATAGATGGTGATGGTAAAGGAGATGCATGTGATGTTGTTAATGATGATCCTGATAAGGATGGGGTGTTAACAGCAGTGGACAATTGTCCAAATGTATTCAATCCTACACAAACAGATACAGATGCAGATGGTATAGGTGATGTTTGTGATGTTGTTCCTCCTTCAGATGTGGATGGTGATGGTGTTCCTGATACAAACGATAATTGTTTAAATACACCTAATCCTGACCAAAAGGATGTTGATGGAGATGGCATAGGGGATGTTTGTGATAGTTTTAATAATACAGACACTGATAAAGATAGTATACCTGATGTAAATGATAACTGTCCCACTACACCAAACACTGATCAAAAAGACAGCGATAGTGATGGTATTGGTGATGTTTGTGATCCAACACCCATACTTGATGCTGATGGCGATGGTGTAGCAGACAATATTGACAATTGTCCTCTTAATCCTAATTCAAATCAAATGGATAGTGATGGGGATGGAAAAGGGGATGCTTGTGATCCTGTAGATCCTCCTGCTGTAATATATTCTTGGGTGATATATTTAGATTTTGATGGGCACAGTGTAAATACAGTGTATTGGAATAATGGAATACCATTTTATGCCACACCATCAGGATTGAGTGCTGTAGAAATAAACAATATAGTGGCTGAGGTGAAGAAAGACTATGCTTCGTTTCCTATCACTATAACAACAGATTCTACAATATATCTAAAAGCCAATCCATTTAAAAGACAAAGAATGGTGATAACAGAATACAATGAGTGGTATGGAGGAACAGGTGGGGTGGCTTATATTGGTGGAATTGATTGGGGAGGAGGAAGTTATTCTTTTGGAGAAGTGCCTGGTTTTGTTTTTCCTAAGGCTCTTTCTTACAATCAGAAATACACTTGGGAAGCAACTTCTCATGAAATAGGTCATACATTAGGACTATATCACCAAATTCAATGTTCTTCAACAGGAACATTTCTTACAGAATATAATGGAGGAAGTGGATCATTTGCTCCACTTATGGGTAATTCATATTTTAGAGAAGGGATATGGTGGATAGGTCCTAATTCACTTGGATGTACCACAATACAAAATGATAGTTTAAGAATTAGACAAAAAGTAGGTTTTTAAACTTTGAAAAGTAAATAAAATTGTGTAAATTATATTGTGTATTCTAAATGAAAAATAGCTGTAATAATACTTGTGAAAAATGTTCATCTTATGTAATTCCTGGAGCACCTTGTGTTTCATGTGTAGGTACAGGATGTCAAGAGGTTTATTACAGCAGTTGTGTAATATATACAGGTGATTGCTTAGAGTGTTATGGTGTTGAATCTGGTGATAATTTAACTGTTGTTATTAATAAACTATTAGATGTTATTTATGGTGGTTGTACAACAACAACATCTACAAGCACAACAACAAGTACAACAACAATAGCTCCAACTACTACAATAGCACCTACAACCACTACAACAACATTATTTAAAATATGTGACGATTGTCCTTAAAAACTTTTTATAAAACTTAAAACTTAAAATTATGCTTTGCGCTACCCCTCCCCCTACAACTGCATGTGTTCCATGTATTCATCCTTTTGAATATCTATTTGAATTAGCTTATGTTACAACAACTGGTACCAATAATAGAACAGGTTTTGATGAAGCAATTGATAGACTATTAGATAAAGGAATAAGTATTCCATCATGTAAATTATGCTGTCCAGATTGCGATGGTGTTTATTCTTTCTCTAGTGTTGAAACATTTTTGAAATTAATAGAAGCTATAGTAAATTGGCCAGATTTTTATGATCAACCTGGTGCTTGTTGCACTAATACGTTTACTTCAACAGAAACATTTTTAAAATTAGCTGAATTTGCAGAAGCTGGTAACCAATCTGGATATTCTATTATAGAGTGTTGTAATGGATTTAATGAATGTAAAGATGAATTAATATGTTGGTTTACAGAAACAGCAAGAAATTCACAAGACTCAATTGATAGAATCATAGACAAAGGAATTGTTGAATACGGTGCAATACAAAATAATTGCACAGGTGCTGTATCTAGTAGTATTTGTAAATTAGTTGATCTTTTAGAGAGATATGAGAATATTTCTTTAGCAGGTTCAAGAGCTCAACTTATTGATATTCTTTTAGATAAAGGAATAACAATATCTTGTTTTGAAGGAGAAACACATATTGCATCCACTGAAACTTGGTTAAAATACGGAGAAGCTATTAATGCATTTAATCCAGTTCCAGCAATTTCAAATACTACAACTACCACTACTACTACTGTATAATAAATACATTAAAGAATAAAACACAATGCAGTGTTCAACACCAGTTATAGAACCATGTGTACCTTGTAAACATCCTCTAGAATATCTTTTTGAGAATGCTTACAAGGCTACACTTGGTTTAGAAAATAAAGTTTCATTTTCAGAAGCATTAATTACAATTTTAGATCAAGGATTATTTATTCAAAATTGTAATATTTGTTGCTCAGATTGTGGAATTTATGTTTTAACAGAGGTAGAAAGTTTTTTACAATATCTTGAATTTTTTGGTTTTGATGCAGAGTGTTGTTTAAATTTGTTTGGATCTAATGAAGCTTGGTTAAAATATCGTGAAGTTGTATCTTCTGTACCACCAAATAATATTCCAAATAATTGTTGTGATACACAATTTCAAGATTGTTTTAATAAATTATATTGTTGGTTAAATAAACCAGAAGGTTCTACTAATGTTTTAGATAGACTTTTAGATAAGGGTATAATTGAATATGGAGCATTTTATGATAAATGCACTAATGAAAGTACATCAGGGTTATGTTACATATCTGAATTTTTTAAAAAATATTGTAATTTAAATATTGGAGAAAGCAAAACAGAATTTTTAGATCGTTTACTAACTACTGGTATTATTGTAGAATGTGGAGAAAATGGTATAATTATTAGTTCTATAGCAACCTATATTCAATACGCAGAAGCAGTTGGATAATATTATATAAAATGTTAGAAAATAATATAAATACAAATTCTTGTACAAGTACAACGACAGATTGTTGTTTTGTAGAATGTACTACAACAACAACAATTCCGTGTATTAATCCAATTGATCAGTTATTTGAAATAGCTACACAAGTTTCTGAGGTTAATGGTTTAACAAAATTAGAAGGGTTAGTAGAAGTTCTAGACAATGGTTTTGTATTAAATAGCTGTGGAACATGCTGCCCTGATTGTAGATATATATTTGCATCTAAAGAAACCTATGAAATCTTTATTGAAGCAATTTTTGGAATATCTCCACCACTTGAAGCTAATTTATCAAGTGATTCAGATACTGTATGTTGTATTAATCTTTATGGTAGTTACTTTGCAACATTATCATCACCTGCATCTGACTTTTATAAAACAAATTGCTGTAATAATTTTACAGAGTGTGCCGATTCTATTTTTGATTATTTTGTTCAAAATAATTGCGAAGTAGAATCTGATTTGGGCATATTTAGTTTATTAAATCTTTATACAGCACTATTGGATATAGGTATTGTAGAACAAGGATCAATAAATAGTGAAACTCAAGTATGTAGAATATTTGAAAACATGAAAGATTATTTTGGGCTACAATGTTTTGTAGAAGAGTTTATTACTATACTTGGCAAAGGTATTGTTATAGATTGTACAGGTGGTAGAATGTTTATTTCTTCAGTTGAAACATTTTTAAAATATATTGAATCATGAGTTGCTGCTCAAGTCCTATAGAATATTTTATTGAATATGTAGATTATCAATTATCTACAGATCCTGGTTTAACACCATATAATGTATTTAAAGCTGGACATATTTTTCCTAATACAATAAACATGTGTTGTCCTGATTATTGTTCTCAAGAGTATTTATTGTTTGGTGATGTGTCACTTATTACTGATTATGATGCAAATATAGGATTTAATTTTGATCAATGTTGTGTAAATCTTTATTCTAAGGCAGATGTTTTAATTAATGATACTATTTTATATAGAGTATGTTGTAATACAAATACAACAGCAAAGTGTATCAATGAATTACTTGAACATACAAACTCAACAGCATTAAAAGAATGGTTTTATATTTCAGGTTCTGCTACAGGTCTTTTTGAATATAATACAATTAATCAAAATTTTGGATTTTGTGAACTTGTAGAAATATTAAAAACAAAAACTCCTCTTGTTGCTGAAGAATACATGCTAGAAATATTAGAACAAGGACTTGTTGTATCATGTAGACCAAATGGAACATTTGTAGGTAGTTTAGAAACTTATGTGGATACCTATTATCCAGTTGCATAAATATTTTTCAATGTCTTGTAATAAATGTAATAATTGTTTAGATGTTTGCGATTGCAACTGCACAACTACTACTACATGTAGTCCTGTAGCAGAGCAACCATGTATTACTATATGTAGTGACATTTATGCTTCTGAATGTATTATATATGATGGAGAAGATAATGAGTGTTATGGAGTGAAAAAAGGAGATACAATAAAAGATATTATTGATAAGATAATAGCTAAAATAACTCCTGATAATTGTAGTTGTCAGTACGGAAGTGCTATTATAGATTTTATTACAACAACAACTTCTACATCTACAACAACATCTACAACTACTATACCTCAAAACAATCTATGTTTTACATTATATCAAGAAAATAATTGTAATTTTACTGTACAAGAAATAATATCGGGTGCTTTTGTAAATGGTAAAGAAAGCTATTCATTTACTTATAACTCAATTGATTATACTATTAGATGGTCTATTGTAGATGAAAGATGGGAATTATATTTAGCAACTTATCTTGCGTTTCCTTTAGCATATTTAGAATCAGATAGTGAACATCCTATTGCTCCATTAAAAGGAGACATATTAACACAACCTGAACTTTCTTGGACAATGTATGGTGTTGATTCTATACTTGTTACAACAAGAGAGTGTTGTCCTGAAGAATTATGTGTATTATATACTACTAAAGATGATTCTTCTCAAGTTACAATCAAGTCACAATATGATACTATTGCAAGTCTTCCATCTCAACCTTTAGTACTAAAACATTCATATATAGGATGTATTGTTACGCCACGTGAAGTTTTTAAAATAGAATGGAATATATTTACAGGTAAATATGAGCTTACTGCTAGCAATGGTGATCCAGTTGGGTATACACTAGAAGAAAATTTAGAAACGACAGATTATATAAATTGGATAATAACTGCTCCTTTAGATCCATTTGTTACTTTTAAAACAAAAGCTGTACTTGTCCAACAACTACTACCACTACAATAGTTAATTAATGAATTGTCCTACAAATACATATAGTTGTTGTAACTCTTGCTGTAGCACACCATGTGGTTGTAAAAAAACAACCACCACTACTAGCACAACAACAATTTCAGTTTCTTGTGATGTTAATAATTGTGAACAAATTATTGATTTACAATGTGTTGTACATAATATACAATCAGAGTGTTTACTGATATATAATAATAATTTATTAGATACTCTATCATCTTTATTTCACAAAGTGACAGGTGACTGTTGTTAATAATATAATGTATAATGCAAATATTTTTTCAAATAAATTCTTTAGGTAGTGGTTTAGGACCAACATTTTTAGTTAAAGATGATTTTGGTTTAGTATCTCCTTCTGAGGTAACAAAACAACAATTATTAGATGGTGTAGTATTAACTATAAATCCTAATTCACAAAATATTTTTATTGAATCTACAGGTCTATTATGCAATGATTGTTGCGAACTAGATAATATAGCAACATATATATTACCTACTACTACTACTACTACTAGTACCACTACAACAACAACCACCACTACTACTACTACTACTAGTACATCTACTACTAGTACTAGTACATCTACTACTAGTACTACTACTATTTCTCCTAATATTTGTTTTTCTATATCATACGAGTGTATTGGAAATTCACTTTGTTTTGATAATTTACAACTTCCTACAGCTGGAAATGCTCCACAAATAAATGGCAGACCTCAATATATTTTATCTAATTCTCCATTACGTAGAGTTTATTATAATGGAACACAATGGGTTAATGAATGTATTTCTCAGGGAGGTATACTGCAAACATTAAATTCAACAGCTCAATATCCTATTTCAGATGGTATAAATTTTCCTATTTGGACACCTGTACCAACAATTGGTCAAGATGGGTATTTAAGTAGTGTTGTTTTAGAAAATTGTTCTACTACAACAACTACATCAAATCAACCTATTCAAGCTGTAATTGAAATTAAATTTGAATTTGGTGATCCATTTATTTATCTTCAAGTTGATGTTTTAAGTGGAACAACGCTTTCTAATATATCATTTACAGGAGTTGTTTCTCAACATGCAAATATGTCTTGTAATTTACCAACAAATGGTCCTGATTTTAATGTATCTTCGTTTACGTTAACAGCAGGTTCTCCATCTACAACATTTGATTTAATAAATTCTTGGGTGAGTGGATCATTATCATTAAATTTGAAAAGTCTTGTAGTAGGGGGAGTTACTATTACATCAAGTCCTCAAGTAGTTACTATTGGTGGAAATAACTATGAAATTATAGGATATGATGCATGTATATCATAATTATTAACTTTATATATTATAAAAACCAACATTTATGAAATTTGTATGTGCGCAACCTGCTATTCCATACTATACGTGGCAGGTTGAAGTGATGATTAACAACTTTATTAAAAATGGTGTTAATCCTAATGACATACATATTCTATGTGCATATTATGATGTAGTTCCAAAAACATGGAAAAAACTACAAATGCATTATAGTGATGTATGTTTTTTCTTTTATAAGGATACAAGAAGTACGCAGTTTTATATTCCTTCTATTTATTTTAATATGATGAAGCAACATATTCAAGCACATCCTGAACTTGAAAAAGAAGCTTTATTTCTTCATGATTGTGATATTATACTTACACGTCCTATTGATTTTAGCGATATGGAAAAAGGGGACACTTGGTATTTAAGTGACACAGTGGGGTATATAGGTACGCAGTATATTTTAACGAAAGGTGAAGATGTATACTTAGATATGTGTCGTGTAATGGAAATAGATCCTGCTATTCCTAAAGAAAGAAATGCAGATTCTGGTGGCGCTCAACATATTGTAAAAAACACCACTTATGAATATTGGGATAAGGTGGAGAAAGACTCTATAAAGCTATATAAACATTTTTGCGAACAAGAACCTAATTATAAAGGAGAAGGACACCCTATACAAAAATGGACAGCTGGAATGTGGTCTTTATTGTGGAACGCATGGAAATTTGGACATACAACAAAAGTAGATAAAAGATTAGATTTTTGTTGGGCTACATGTTTTGTACATAGATGGGAACAATGTTCAATATTTCACAATGCAGGTGTAACAGAAGATAGGAAAGATTTATTCTTTAAAGCAGCGTATATTAATAAACTTCCATATGATGAGGTGAAATTAGAGAATGTAAGCAATAAATTTTGTTCTTATAAATATACAGAGCAATTACTAGAAACAGGTAAAAAATCATGTATAAAGTAAATATTTGTTTTTTACAGGTTACAAGTCCTGAAATACATGATTATTCTCAATATTCTTGTCCTATTAATAAAGAATATTGTAAAAAACATAATTATGATTATTTAAATTTAGATGCTATAAATACTAAAACACACGCGCCTGCTTGGAGTAAGATATTTTATACCAAAGATCTTTTGGAAAAAGAAAATTATACACATATTTTCTTTTTAGATGCTGATGCTGTTGTAATAAATCAAAATAAAAAAATTGAAGATGTAATTGATAAAATGAAAACATCTATTGCTTTTTCAGAAAATGGGTGGAATGGTGGAGATTTGATAAATACTGGTTGTTTTATTGCTAGTAAAGATGCTGTTTCTATATTAGAAAAATGTATTGAAAAATCAAATACAGACATGCAGCATCAAAAATTTGGTTTTCCATGGGAACAAACTGTTATAACAAAGATGTATGAAAGTGGTGTTCCTATGGATGTTTTTCCAATGAATGAAATAAATTCATATTGGTTATACGATATTAATTCAAATGATGGTCAGTTCATATACCATTTTATGGCTAGACCCCTTAAAGAAAAAGTAGTTATTGCAAAAACACTTTATGAGAAATATATGTAAATATATTTGAAAAATTGCTAATTTTTTCATATATTATATTGTAAACAACTTGTCTACATTTTATATTATTATCGTACATCATTGATATTCAATAAGTTATGATACCTTCTAAATCCAATCTTTCAAAAGAAAACTGTTCTCCAATATCATCTAATTGCGTGATTTGGCAGGGTCCTGATATTGAGTGTATTAATCTATGTACAGGAGACACTGTTTCAGATGTTACTTATAAGTTAGCTTTAGAAATATGTGAGTTAAAAGAAAACATTGGTGTTACTGATGTTGATTTAACTTGTATTGTAAAGGTTTGTCAAACTACACCAGAACCAAGCAAAACACTTGCTAATATTTTTGAACTTTTAATTAGCAAAGTTTGTTGTCTTTCTGAAATAGTAGAGGGTATTCCTACTCCTCCAGATCCTTACATAGAACCTACTCTTATATATCCAAGTTGTTTTTCTTTATCTAATGATGTTCTTAGTGTTTATACTAAAAATTTAGCAGATAAAATATGTGACATAAGTTTTCAAACCAATCAAAATACATTAGATATTGATAGTCTTGATGAAAGAGTTACAGATTTAGAAGCACAAGTACCAACACCACTTCCTGAGTTAAATAGTTGTTTAACAGGAACTGATAAAGTTTTAGATGATTTAGTAGAATATTTAGAGAATGAATTTTGTGATATAAAAGATGCTCTTGGGGAAGCAGGAGATATAGCAATTGCCTCTGGTCAAATATGTGAAAATTTAGGTATTCAAAAACAATTAACGGATTCATCTCAAAATATGAATTCACTTGTAGGACCAGCAGGTACATGGATTGTAAGTCCTCAAAACTTAGCTCAATCTATTAATAATCTTTGGCTTACTGTTTGTGACATTAGAGCTGCTGTAAGATCTATTCTTGATAATTGTTGTGCACCTACATGTGATGCAATTAAAATTGATTTTTATCAACGTTGGTCTTCTGATAATTCTGAAATTCTTCAACTTAATTTCCGTTCTAAAAGTTCACTTCCAGTTGGATTTTATGATTGTGGTCAACCTGGAAATCCAGATGGAATTAATGAATTAACGTTTATAGACGCTACAGGATTTGAATATTCATATCCTATAACTTTTAGATATATTGACTATCCTACAAATACAAATGGTGTATTAGATAGTACTTCTAATTTTGGTTGGGTTGATATTGATTTAGGAGGTCCAGGTTTGTTATTAACTTCACCAATTACAGTAAAAGCAGAGTTGTGTTTTACAAATGGTACTAATGAATGTATTCAGTGTGTTCAATGGACAATCAATCCTAGTAAAAATACTTGTTGTGAAATTAAGGCTACTGATACTGTAACTATTACATATAAAACTTGTTAATATATGTCTATTCCTAATCCATATGCTTCTGTAGGTGTTCCTACACCAACAACAAGCACTACAACATGTGTTCCTACATATGTATCTATTACATTAAATGCAGGTAATTCTTTTGTATTACCTCCTGGTGCTACATTAGTAGCTGCTACTGATAAAGATCTACTACAAACAGATTGTGTCGATCTAGATGGATTAGAAGAACTTACTTGTTATTTATTTTATTATAATGTTCAAAGTAATGATAATACTTTAGAAGATCCAAATGAAACAGTACAAATTTTAGGTATAGTAATTGATGGAGTTTTTTATGAATTTACTACTTCTGTTACTGATGAAGGATTAGATGGTGCAACTACAAATTTTACTCTTTTTTCTCAGTACACTGCTGGATTAGAAAGTGTTTCTTTAAATGGGCTAATATCAAATATTACAGTGTTTACACAAAATAATCAAAATGTTTCTACAAGAGTTTTTTGTTTTAAAACAGTACCTTCTATTGCAAAAAAAATGCAAGTAAAAATATATGATGCAACTATTCAAGTTGTTAATCCTTATTATTTACTTCCATTATTTACGTGGGATGAAATTGTTGATAATGGTGATATACCTCTTGATACTGGATTAGAATCAGCATGTTCTTGTGGACCTGATTATAATCCTACAACACCAACTACTACCGCTCCTGTAGTAGTAGTAAATTAATTTTAAAATAATTAAAAATGTCGGAGTTTAGTTGGTTTTCTTCGACTAATCTACGCCCTCCTTTTCTAGGGAGGGCTTTTTTTTAGAAAATTATTTTGTTTATTAAAATATAAACCATAACTTTATCCTCCATATACCAACATCTAATAATATGAATTTAATTAAACTGGTTTATGGCTCATTAAGATGGAAGAAATCTGATGAGTTTTGTGCTTCAAAATTAGGTATTTCTCTTGAAAAATACCAAGACATCAAAAGACAAATTCTTGACATTAAATCCACACTACAAGACGAGCTAGAAGATAGCATGGTTGATATTGTAGGAAAACGAATGTTAGACTTGATTGATGACGAAGCACTTAAAACAGAGTATATTGCTAATTTAGAAGATCATTTAATAGAAGCAATTAACCAGAAAAAAGAAAAGGTAATTGAATTTAAAGAAGATCTTGATCAAGGATCAGCAGAAATAAAAGGAGTGGCTTTCTCAGAGCCTAAGTCTCCAGAAGAAATAATCAGAATATTAAAGATTGATACTAACAAATGGAAGCTTAGTTCTTATTGGAATAAGCAACATAAAGATTATTGGTTAGTGTCAGCAATGGTAACGCAAAAACAAATTAATGAAATCGACCTACTTGCAAAAACGCTTGAAACATTTAAGCCTAGTTACCAACCAATCACAGAGGTTATTATCAACGATAAATACGAAAATTCCTCTTGCGGAGTATTATCTATACAAGATTTACATTTTGGCAAAGAGGACAATTTTACAATAACAGAAGACTTTAAAAATGCTGTAAGAGATCTAGTCATGCGCGCGTACGCGAGTCATAGATTAGAAAAAATTATATATGTTGTAGGAGGTGATCTTTTAAATATGGATAGTTTTGATGGTAAAACTACAAAGGGCACACCTGTAGATAATGAGCTTAAAGCACAAGAGGCTTATAATCAAGCGTTTGATGCTTTACATTGGTCTATTAGTTTTATTAAAAACTTTTGTGAAACACTAGAAGTTGTGTATGTTCCTGGTAATCATGATAGATTAAGCTCATATCATATAGCACATTCTCTATCTAAATGTTTTAACCAATCTGATATTAAGTTTAACGTAGATTATTCTGAAAGAAAAGTTGTAACCTTTGGTAACAACTTTTTTGCTTTTGAACATGGTGATGTAACAAAGAAAAACACACCTCTTGTATATGCTACAGAATTCCCTAAGCAATGGGGTGATACAAGTTATAGAACTTGTTATACAGGACATTTTCATAGTAAGAAGGTAACTGAGTTTGTTACTGACAATGAGGTGCATGGGTTTGCTATTAAACACCTTCCTTCTCTTTCAAGATCTGATTATTGGCACTATCATAATAAATTCACTGGCTCTAAACGCCAAGCTATTATGGAAATCCACGATAGGAAACATGGTAAAATTTCGGAGTTTACCTATAATGCCTAAACCTTCTAAGTTTAATTTTAAAATGTTCCAAGTTTTTAGTAAATTATTAATGTAGATCATTGTGTCAAAACCTTATAAAAAACCAGATTTAAATGCTCCTAGGTATAGACCTAAGAAATTAAATCTTACCAACATAGATATTTACAATAAGTTCCTTGAAGAAAATCCTCATCTTGAAAGAATTTGTTTAAATAAATTTAAAGAAGTTATTAAAACATTTAATGGTAAGATTTGGCAATCTGTAATAGAGAGTAGAGATGGAGTGGAACTACCAGAACAATTAGGGTATATTTTTATAGGAACTTGTCCAAGAAAGAAAAGCAATGTTGATTTTAAAAAATCAGAACACTATGGTGTAAAGATTCAAAATCAAAATTGGGAATCAGATCAATATGTTGCTAAAATCTTTTATACAAACTATGAAGGTAAATATAAATTTAGAAATCATGAATTATGGGGGTTTACAGCAGTAAGAGATTTTAAAAGAAGCGTAGGCCAAACCTATCCTAAAGAATGGAAGAAATATGTCATGGTTGATAATATGGTGAGAGTGAGTAGAATATTTAGAAATCAAAGTTTTGTACAATTTAAGAAAAAAGAAACAAAAGATTTGCTTCAAGAATATGATGAATTTAATCTAGATTAAAATGGCTAAAGTAACAATAGGAGATGTATGCTCCAGAATTCGTACTCAAGTAAAAGCAGTTAGACAAGATGCCTTGCTAACTGATCGTGTTATTTATAGTTTTGTTCTTAAGCATGCTAAATGGTTAATGAAGCGTGAAGATTCTAAAAGTAAACTTCTTTCTTTTTCTGCTGTTATTCAAACACTTGATTTTGTTGAGCTTATAGAAGTTGATAAAGTGGAAGCTCAATGTACAGGTATTACTTCTAATTGCACAATTAAAAGAACAAAAGAAAAACTTCCTGTTTTTCTTCAGGGATATTGGGGGCCACTTATTAGAAGTGTTAGTTCAATAGATGGATCAGAACGTCTTCAACCTATTCTTCCTTCTACATACGTTTATAGTTCTAAATCTAAGAATGCTAAGTATAATAAGACTAAGTATTTTTGGTACATGAATGATTATTTATATTTTCCTAATCTTGATTGGGATGCTGTTATGATAGAAGGAATATTTGAAGATGATATTAGTCAATTTACATGTAAAGATGATTTTTGCATGCAAAAACAAGATATGAGTTTTAATGTACCTGATTATTTATGGGGTGAGATTGAATCTCAAGTATTTAAAGATTTAGGAACAATGCTTCAAATTCCTGCTGATACTGATAACGATAAACAAAGCTTAACTCGCTAATATCTATGAAGACAGAATTAAAATATCGCACGTTTGATCAGCTTCTTGCAGAGGTGATTACAGATTTTACAATGTTTAATACAGAAGGTATGATTGAGCCAGGACAATTAATTAAGGTGGCTCAAAGGGTAAGTTATGATTTAGGACTTAGAATTCATGGTACAAAAGAGAAGGTGTTAGAGATTGAAAGTAAGAAGATGAAACTTCCTGATGATTTTTATGTTCTCAATTATGCTAAACTTTGTGGAGAGTATACGCTTAGAGATCCAGTATTACATGGTAGACATACTGAAAATGTAATAATGGATAGTTGTCCTAAATGTGGATGTAATACAGGATGTGAATGTGAAGCAACATATGTACAAGAATGTCAGAATGGTGAGAAGATTTATGTACAAGTGATAGAAAAACGTAAGCAAGAAGTTAGAACATACAAGCAATTTGTAGATATTAAGATTGTTGCAACTACTGGTAGAACAGATGCTTTAGATAATAGCTTTCCTACAGGATATATTAAAAATGGATTTATTTACACAAATCTTGATAAAGGAAATGTTTTTATATCATATCAAGGAGCATTAGAAGATGATCATGGAAACTTATTAGTTTTGGATCATCCTGTTATAAATGAATACTATGAGTATGCTCTAAAACAACGTATTCTTGAAAATTTATATATTAATGGTGAAGATGTTGTTCAGAGAATGCAGTTAATTGAGCAACGTATGAGACCAGCTAGAAATAATGCTCTTACTATTGTTAACACGCCTAATTTTGAAGAGATGCAACAGTTGTGGGAAACTAATAGAAAAGCACAATATTATAAGTACTACGATATGTTTAAATCATACGGAGGATTATAGTTATGAAATATACACTAAAAATTAAGCTACCAACATATAATTGCGAGCTTCAATTTTATGTTTTAGATCAGTTAAACGCTGAAATAAATAAAGTGTATAAAAAATATAAAATGGATGAAGTATTTGAAGATAGTGCTGAGGGAGTTTTATTTACACCAGACATTGACAAATACTTTCTTTTTATAGATGTAAAATATCTTTCTCATAATACAATTGCTCATGAAGTGTTTCATGCTGTAATGAAAATTACCGAGGATAGAGATATAAAAGATGAAGAAGCTCAAGCATGGTTAGTTGGGCATATTACAGGAGATGTTTATAAATTTTTGAAGAAAAAAGCAATAGAAGTAAATAATGGCTAAACAAGAACAAGGTGGTAGCAATCCTTTAACTAGTACAAATTCCTTTACAAAAGGAATGGTTAAAGATTACAATGAATCTTTTGTAGGAGAAGGATTGTACACACATGCGCGTAATGCTGTTAATAATTCTTATGAAGGTAATGTAGGAGTTATTGGTAACGAACCTTCTAATTTATTTTGTGTTCAACTTCCATATACTTATATTGGGTCTATTCATATAGAAGGAGATAGATGGGTTGTATTTACAACTAATAATATAAAATCTGAAATAGGAATATTTGATGAATCAGAATGTTCTTATAGAAAAATAATAAATAGTGATTGTCTTAATTTTAAAACAACAAATCTTATAACAGGTGTTTTTAGAGATAGATTTGATTGTGATAAAATGATTTATTGGGATGATGGGTTGAATCCCACTCGTAGTTTAAATATTGATGATATTCCTTTTAAATATACAGAAAAGGTAGTAAATGATTGTATAGTTAAAGAATTTACAACTGAGTTAGATTGTGAAGCTATAAGAATTGTTTCTTTAATTAAATATCCTTGTATTGATATTAAAGCTGGTAATATAGCAGGTACACTACCAAATGGATCTTACCAAGCTTGTATAGCGTATACAATAAATCAAGTGAAGGTAACTGACTACATTGGTTTATCTGAGGTGCAGGGATTATTTACTCATGAAAATGTAAGTTCATCTCTTATTCTTGAAATAAAAGAAATAGATCAATCATTTGACGAATTTGAACTTGTTATTGTAGCTAATATAAATCAACAATCCGTTGCTAAAAGAATAGGGTATTATTCTACATCTCAAGGTAGAATATATGTAGATAGATGGGACCCTGAATACATTACAGTTCCAATTTCAGATGTTGTATTTAGATCTGAACCTGTTGAGAAAACAGATGCAATGTTTTCTGTTAATAACTATTTATTGCGTGTAGGTACATATAGTAAGTTTAAGTTTAATTATCAACCTTTAGCAAATGAAATTAAAACTAGTTGGGTGGCTGTTGAATATCCAGCTTCTTATTATATAAAAGGTGGCAACAATACTGGTTATTTAAGAGATGAACAATATTCTTTTTTTATAAGATGGATTTATAATACAGGAGAACGCTCTGAGTCATATCATATTCCAGGTAGAGAATCAGTATCATCTGATTTATCATTTGTTATAAACACTGATGTTTTTGAAACAGCAAGTGGTGTTAAAATGAAAAAATGGCAAGTATATAATACAGGAAGTATTGATTCAACAACAGCTTATAAGCTAAGTGATGGAGGTAAAGTGGTTGCATCAGGTAGAATGGGATATTGGGAATCTACAGAAAGATACCCTGCTGATAGACCAGATATATGGGGTGAGTTATGTGGTAAACCAATTAGACATCATAAATTTCCTGATATAACAGTAAACCCATTATTAAATCATTTTGGTAATTCTGGTAATACAATAACAATTTTAGGTGTTCAATTTAATAATATACAGCATCCTTTAGACGAAAACGGTAATCCAATTGAATCAATTGTTGGTTATGAAATTCTTAGAGGTTCAAGAGAAGGAAATAAATCAATTATTTCTAAAGGTATTTTAAATAATATGAGGGAATATAAAGTTGTTGAAAGTCCTACTATTAAAGGTCTTTATCAAAACTATCCCTATAACGATCTTCGTCCAGATAGTTATATAACATCTGTTGAGCAAGATGGAAAAAATGGTCCTAAAAATGACAAACCAAATTCTCCTAAATCAACAGCTTATAGAAAAGATGTATTTTCATTTCATGGTCCAGAAGTTGCATTTTCAAATCCTTTTTTAAATCCTAATGAAATTAAAATATATCAAGAATTATATGGTGAAGCAAAAGGTAGATTTGAAGTTCCATATCTTCACCCTAAGTTTAAACAAATAACAAATGATCTTGATACTGCTTTAGATATATTTGCATCTGCTGTTGCAACAATTCAAGCAGTTGCTGCTATTGCAGGTGGATTAACATATCAAATAGGTGGAGATTCACCATTACCTGTGCAAAATATTGGAATTCCATACGTTATTGCTGAAGGTGTTTCTGGTGGTATTGCTACAATAGCAACAGCAGGAGCTATAATTGCAAACTCTATATTTGCAGGTGCTTACACTTTATTGTTTGGTGTAAAAACTTATAAAGAACAATCTTTAGCAATGGCATTAGCGTTAATGCCATTTAGACAATTTGCAGCTCAATATAATTCTCACGGTTTTTATTCTGAATCGCAAACGAATATTCAAGGAAATATGCGTAGAGAAATTATTGATGCAAGATATATTGATTCTTCTATTCAACAATTTACAGCACAATATCAAGTTAATAATATAAATAGAAGTAGATTTGTTGTATTAGAAGTTGGAAATACAATAGATAATCCTTCTTCAGTTGTAGACAATAGTAGATTTACAATTGGCGACATAAACACAGATTACAATAAATCTGTTACATCTAATATTTGCTCTTATTACGGTGCTCTTAAACTTTCAATTCCAAGTCAATATGGACAATTAGAATCAGTTGAGCAATTACCTATTTCTACATGTATTGAACCCACAATTGCTTCTACAACATCTCGATTAACAAGTAATGTATTATTTGGAGGTGATACCTATATAAATAGATTTACCGAAAAAAATACAATGTTTTTCTTTTCAACATGGATGCAAGGTGAACCAGATGGTTCTGAATTTAACTACACATTGTATCCAGCAATTCCTTATCCTCGTTATTGGATTAATAATCAAAAATATATTGGATTATTTGCTGAAAAAGCAAGTGAGCTTAGAAGTCTTGATAAAGTTGAAAATGCAAATTTCTTTTATTTAAATAAAGGTTATTTTTATCTTTTTAATTCAGGAGTTAGAGATTTTTTTGTAGAATCAGAAATTAATCTTGCATATAGAGATTGGGAAGATGATATTAATGCTAGACATTATGATATTAATTCATTTACTGATTTATCAGGAATGTTTAGGAGTGATATAATTGTAGCTGGTAACTATTATAAATATGATTATTCATTAAGTGTATCTAAACTATTTAATAATAATGTTAGTTGGGCTTCTTTATTACCAAGAGATTATGATCCAATTGTATCTTCTACATGTTTTTCATATCAGCCTAACAAAGTGATATACTCACTTCCTCAACAACAAGAATCTAAAAAAGATAATTGGCGTGTTTTTCTAACAAATAATTATAAAGAATTTCCAACACCTGTAACATCAATTAAATCTGTAAATAAAACAGGTGCTTTGTTTATGATGAAACAAAGTAGTCCTTTGCAGTTTTTAGGTGTAGAAGAACTAAAATTAGATGCTACAAATACAAAGGTGACTATTGGTGATGGAGGATTATTTACAGGAACTCAGCAATTACAAGCGATTGTAAATGCAGATGATTCTTATGAATATGGTTCTTGTCAAAACAGAAACTCTGCTATAAGTACAAGAAAAGGTGTATTTTGGGTGAGTCAAAATCAAGGTAAAATATTTCAATATATTGGACAGTTAAATGAAATATCTAATTCAGGATTGAAGTGGTGGTTTGCAAAATATCTTCCATCAAGACTTGTAGAAAAATTTTCAAATTATAAACTTTTTGATAACCCTATAGAAGGTGTGGGTGTTCAATGCACATATGATAATGTAAATGAAGTATTTTACATTACAAAAAAAGATTATATACCTATTAGAGATAATATAGTATTAGCTGATGATGGAATAACTTTTTTATCTGGTAGAGCTAAAATTAGTTTAAAAGATACTAATTATTTTGAAGATATAAGTTGGACAGCTAGTTATGATACAAAATCACAAACTTGGATAAGTTTTCATGATTGGAAACCAACAGCGTTACTTCCAAGTAAGACTCATTTTATGAGTGTTAATACAAATAGTATATGGAAGCATAATGTTCGTTGTGATAATTATTGTAATTTTTATAATAAAGATTATCCTTTTGAAATAGAGTTTATTTCATCAACAGGTCAAACAGTGACATCTGTAAGAAATGTTGAATATATGCTTGAGGTGTATAATTACTACAATGACTGTAGAGATAGATTTCATGTACTTGATGAAAACTTTGATCAAGCTATAATATATAACTCAGAGCAAATTTCTGGATTGCTTAATTTGACAATTAAACCAAAGAACAATCCATTAGCTCTTATATCTCAACCAACGATTAATTTTGACTCTATAGATATTTATTTTTCTAAAGAGGAACAAAAATATAGATTTAATCAGTTTTGGGACATTACTAAAAATAGAGGTGAGTTTAGTTCAACAGGAGTTGTTCCGATGTTTACTACAAAAGGAAATGGATATGAGTATCCTATTAATCAAGATTATGTAAACTATGGTAAAAATCCTCTTGAGCGTAAAAAGTTTAGACATAATATAAATCGTGTATTTTTAAGAAAAACAGCTAGTGGTAAAAATAAAATGCTATTTAAGCTTTCTAATGAAAAACTTCTAATTAGCAATCGATGAGTTTTAATAGAAAATTATTAAGTCAAATGATAGCTGAGTCAAAACAAAAAAAGACTCAACCAAAACCTAAAGATAGGATAGTTGATCCTATGGGTCAATGGGCTCATCCTGGACAAGTTACACGTATTCCTTCTAATAGAATAACAATGCAAGGAGTACCCTATCCTGTGTTAGGTAGAGGTAGTGATGGTAGTGAACGAATGATGTATCCAGAAGAAGAACATACTTTTCCTGATGCAGAGTATGTAGATGAATATCCTTTAACAAAAGCTCAAAATGGTATTCAAATGCTAGATCTTCCTGATGTTCATCTAAATCTTCCAAAATATAGTAGACAAGAAGATAAAAAAGTTGGTGTTAATCCATACATGTTTGGTTTTAATCCTCAACGTGGTGTAAACATTCACGGTATTGGAGCACAAGGTTATGTAAATCTTTTTAATAGTAAAAAAAATAAATTAGGACTAACAGGAAATGTTAATAGTGTATCTGTTGGTTATCCAGGTGGTGTAGAATTATTTGGTAAACCGCAATTTTTTCCAGAATTAAGATTTACACATAGATTTGAAAATGGTGGACCAATAGTAGTTCCTTATAGTAAAGAATATACAGATAAAGAATACCAAGATTATAACAAATTTTATGAAGATTTTAATAAACCTCCTTATTTAAGAAAAGATGATGGGTTTGATAAATATTATCATAAAAAAATAAAAAATCTTCCAGGAATGCCTATTTATTCTTCTGGTTGGGAAAGAAAAAATATAGCTGATGGTTACGTGCAACATTATGATAGACAACCTAAACCAAAAGTTGGTTTTGTAGACAGAAAAATGGATAATGAGTTAATAGGTTATGATCCAAATGATAAATATCCTAGTCAAACTGCAGGACCATATAAAATGATAAAGGCATTTGCTAATTATAAACCATCTAATTCTTCTAATATTTTAGGACTTAAGAATGGTGGGTTTGCAACTACCGTTCAAACAACAACACCTCTTGGTTCCACTGAGCCTATCGTTGATGTTGATCCAATACGATATGAAAATAGAGAAGGAATAGGTGAGGTGGGGATTCTTCCAAATATAGTTATAGCTCCACATTTAGATGATCAAGGAAAAAGATTTTATGAAAAGATATTAGACAGACCTTCTAAACCTGTAGAAAGATATGAACCATCTAATGCTGTAAAGTATAATAAAGGAGCACTTTCTGCAGCTGCGCTTTCTACAATGGCAGCTCCTGAAATTCAATATCTTATTCAATTAGCAGGTGCAACAGGAGATTTTTACACTGGAACTAGATATGCTCTTGATAAAAATTGGAGTAAGGCTGGTGAAGATTATACACAAGGTCTTTTAGGACTTATCCCTTATTCTAAAGCATTGAAAGGAATGAAAGGAGATGAGTATTACACACTTTTACAAAAATTATATAATGCTACTATTGGTGGTTTAAAATTTGGAAGTGATGTAAAAACTATGGATGAAGGTGTTGATAAAAAACAATATGGTGGAGAAAGTTATTTACAAAAAGCTCAAAATGGTGGAGATATATCTATACCAAATCTAGAAGAAGGTAATTGGTTAGATAGATATGATGAAGGTGGATTAACTACAGATGAAACTACATTTCCTATACTTACACGAGAAGAACATGAAGCTTTATACAATTCACAAATTGCACTTAACAATTTTTATGAAAATGAAGTAAGACAAGGAAGATTAAAACGCACTAGTACTAAAACTTTTAATCAACCATCTATTTCAAATCGTGAGTATAATAAACTAAAAGAAGGAAATTTAAGTTTTTATAAACATCCCCCAGGTGCATTTTACGATGCTCTTTATAAAAAAATATATAATTTATCACCTTCACAAATTAGAGATTTAGAGCGTAAATCTCTTGAACAAATACAAAAATCAAATAGTAATAATCAACTTTATTATAGAGATATTGTTACGCCAGCTCAAAATTTAGTTTCACCATTTGCACTTGTTGATAAAAGAGTAAAGCCACAAAGAGTAATTCGATATGAACCTGTATCAGGAAATTTATCAGGTTATCCAGGTGGAAATGTTGAAGTTTTTGATTATGATCCTTTATATATAAAACCACCTCATTTAAGAAGTAAAAAAGAAAATCTTGAATGGGAAAAATTATATGGCGATAAACCAGAAAACAAAGTTATTCCTCCTAGCGTTTCTTCTTTACCACCACAATTAAAAATGGTTCGTAATACAATTGGTATAGAACCTTTGAGTGTTGGAACTCCATCAATAAATAGACAACCTAGTATACAACCTAATCAATCAGGAGATTATGTTTTAAGATTTAGTGAATTAAATTCTGAAGGACAAAATCAACCAAGAGAAGTTTTTTTTAAGACTAGAAAAGAGGCAGATGATATGATGGATTTTCTACAAAAAGAAAATCAAAGACGTTATGAAACAGGAACATATTATGGTAATTTAACAACACAAGGTAATTACAAACGTGGTGGTCAGTTTAAACAATTTCAACCTGGTGGATTTGTAACAACAGACACTACAACTTTACCAAAAGAAACTAGATATGTACATAATCCATCTGTTGGTGGTAAAACAGATTATGCTATACGTAGAACAGTAACTCCATATAAAACAGAGGATGAAATAAGAAAGTTTACAGAAATGCCAACGTCAGGTGAAGATGTAGATTTTCTTTATTGGTATAGAAATGCATCTAACAAAAAAGATGCTATGTCTGTTCCATTTAAAGGTGATAAACATTGGAATATTGATAGAGGGATTATAGATGTTGAATTTGGAAAGAATTATCCAAATTTAAATCAAAGTGGAACAACAGTTGAACAAAATAGAAATAATGTTTTAGCTGATATGTACAAATATTACATGTTACAATATCCTGATAATAAAGATAAAGCATGGAGAGAAGCTAAAAGATTTGTTAGAAAAGAAATTGATCCAAGAATAAATAATGAATATTTTAGAGATGTAATAATAAATAAAACAGCTCCTAATACAGGTACCCTTACTGGTTTTGGAAATGAAAATCCTTTTAAAAGATTGCAAGATTTTAATCAAATGTTTGTTGATAATCCTGAACTAGCATTTGCATATCATCGTAATTATAATCCTAGTGAATGGACAATGGATAGAATGAAAGGTATAGCAAAAGATTATTTAAGAGATTATAAAGGTTTATCTAGAAGAGATACTAGAAGACAACTTAGAGATTGGGAAAATGAACTAAAAGGTAGTGTTACAGTAAAAGTAGGACCTAGCAAACCTCTTGGAAAATCGGTAGATGATGTAGTTCTTACTGATGATATTATTAGAGCATCTAGAGAATCTGAGGATCTTAATTATGGACCAAATTTTGAACAATTATATAAAACACCAAGAGCAAATCAAAGGATATTGTCTAAAGCTGATAGAATGGTAGAGTGGCGTGGTTTAGATAATCTTCCCCATAGAAGATTATTAAGAGGAAATGAGGCAGATGATTTTATGAAATATCTATCTGAAAATAAATTATACACAGGAACGAGTATTTCAAATACAGGTATATTAAATGAAGAAGATAGAAAAGAATTTAAAGCAGGTGGACAATTACAACAATTTGCACCAGGTGGATTTTTAACTACAGATGAAACAACAAAATATCCTCCTCTTCAATCTGATGTAGATATTTTAAATAAAGCAAGAAAAGAACTTTTAGATTGGTATACAGCACGTGTAAACCATTCTGATCCAAGAATTAGCAATGAAGCTAAACAAGTATTAGAAAATTTTAGTAAACTTCCATCTGATGTTTCTAAAGGTATTGAGTATAAAGGAGTTCATTATTTAATTCCACAAGGTCTTTTAGGACAATACATGCCTTATGATGAAACAATAGAAATAGCTAACCCATATCTTTCAATAGAAGAACAATTAAAAAAACCAGGATTTGGCTATATAAATAAAAATCCAGAATTAAGAGATCGTTATATAAAAGCTCATCAGCTTTCAAGAACAGAAGAACCTATAAAACATGAGGGCAAACATAGAGATCTTCATAAAACTGTTGAACCAATTCTAGATCAATATAGTGATCAAATATATTCTGGATTTGCTGGACCTGAAGTTTATGCACAACATCTTTATGAAAGAATTGGTAAACCAGATTTATCAAAAGAAGCTGCTGGTAAATGGGCTCAAGCTAATTTTGATAGAGATGCTGGTTATGCTTATGATTGGATGACTGGAACAGGATTTCCTAATTTTAGAGTGAATAAAAAAGGAAATGTAAAAAATATGAAAAATTCAGAACTTTACAGAGCCTTGATGGAACTTAGAACAGAATACGGAATTGATCCTGCAGCAAACACTACATCCGAAGATTTTAAAAATATTTACGAAAAAGCTAAAAAATCTTATGAGGAAGCTATTCAAAATAAAGATTCAGAGAAGAGATTAAGATATGAACATTTTCTTGATTTATTTAATATTCATGGAAATGATTTTGAGAAATTAAACAATTTAAATAATTTATTAGTAGGAGTGGAGGGTTCTTCTTTACCTATTGCAAATAAAGGGTTTAATGTTAAAAATACTGGACAAACTAATTGGCTAGAAAACTACAACTAACTAATATGAAGAAAGAATTTTTAAAAATGGCTGGTGTAGAAAATGAAAAAGATTTCTACAAATTGTTTCCAACAGAACAAGCATTCTTTGGCATGTTTCCTGAAGCTAAAAAACTAGTACAAAAAAGGTATGGTGGTTTAGTAAAAGCAGTTGGTGGGTTTAATGTTACAAGTGAAAGTACAAGACCAGCTGCAACATGTGGCAAAGGAGGTTGTAACAATCCAGATAATTTTGTTGATAATAGGATGATGAATATTATTAACAAACAAAAAGAAGCAAAACCTACAACTCCTTGGCAAAATATAACATCAAAAGTAGGACTTGAGAATGAGAATGAGATGTTAAAAAAAGAATGGGAGCAAACAAGTAAAAATTATCCTGGTTTAACATATGATGAATTTTTTGCTGCTAATCAACTAGAAAGAAATAATAGATTAAATCAATCTCAATACAATAACTATTTTGATGAACAAGGTAATCCAATAGAAGGGAAAGATCCTCGTGCATATTCTTCACAACCTTATATTCCTTGGGTGAGATCTACGTTTAATAATCCCACTCCAAGTCGTGAAACTATAATGAGATATTTTCAAGACTACAAACTAAATAAAAATGATATAGAAAATTTAGTTAATGAAAGATATACTCCTAAAAATCAAATTGCACCTTCATATTTTAGAGCAGGTGGTGCATTAACTCAATTTCAACCAGGTGGTAGTAACGCTTCGCTTCCTGGTTATCTTCAAGTTAGAGATAAACAATATGGTAGTCAAGGGGATATAGTAAACAGAGGAATGAGTGTTGGAACAAAAGCTGCAATTCAACCACAAATTAAAGAGGAACAAGTTGTTAAACAAATAATGAAAAAAACAGGAGCAAGTAGGCCTGTTGCTCAACAAATACGTCAACAACAAACACAGAAAAAATCAAATGTAACAGTTGGTCAAGATAATAGAACAGATTATGAAAGAAAGGTTGCGCAGCAAAAAGTAGATGATGTTAATAAATATAGAACAGAAGTACTAGGTATTCCTGAAGGAACTACACAAAGAGATTTAGATGAAGCAAATAAGTATAAAGAAAGATTAGGTAGAATATTAAATGTTGGTTTAACAGCAGCACCTTTGTTAGAAGGTGCACTTTCTTTAGGAGCTAGAGCAATACCAATGGCAGGTAGAACTGCTAGTAGACTTGTAGCACCAACTTCTACATCAACAAGACAAGCTACAATACAATCATTTAATCCTAAAACTAAAATGTATGAAACTAGACTTGTTGATATACCAGAACAGATTATACCAGGAAGATCGTTTGAAGATGTGCAACATAAAATACCAAGTTTATTAAAGGATTTAAAAATTGGTCCTGTAGAACATTGGTTTAGAAAAAATTTTAAAGGAATTGGTAAATCAATTCCTACGAATAATGACCAAGGATTAGTTATAGATCCAACAGGTAAGATATGGGATAAAAATACAAGATATTGGTTAAATAGACTATATGGACATACTCCAGATCCTTTAGAGCTTATTAAACCTTATCAAGGTCAATATAGTAGAAATTTTGGAACTTTAATTTCTGAAAGTCCTAAACCTAATCTGACATCGGGTAGTTTTAATTTTGTAGGTAAAAGTGGGATTCAAGGTCAACCTTTACAATCTGGATTATTAAATACAAGGGATCTTGGACAAATGATTCGTAACCCAAAACAATATTTTACTAAACCTGGAGGACCTCAAAAATTTGAAGTAAACTTTGATGAAATTTCTAGAATGAATAGAGGTGAAATAGATCCTTTTGGTGAAACAGGAAGATTTTTTACTTTTGGTGAAACACCATCTAGAGTTATTGATTGGGGTAAAGTTGGAGAAACAGCACTTCAATTAGGACTTGGTACAGGATCAGTAGCTTCAGGAGCATATTTAGGAAGTCAAAGAAATAAAAAACAAGATGGTGGTTTAGTAAAAGCACAAGATGGTGCAGAATATACAGGTTCAAGTATTGTAGACTATTTAGCAACAAAAGGGTATCAAGGATCTAAACCATTTAGAGGACAACTTGCTAAAGAATATGGTGTTGAAGGGTATGATTATTCGGCAGCAAAAAACTTAGAGCTTCTTGAAAAACTTAGACAAAATCAAGATATTCTTTTAGCTCATCAACAATCATTTACTCCAGTTAGTGTTGAAACAATTGAGCAATTGCATGCAAAAAATAAAGCAGGATTAGATAGACATTCATCTCTTCCTGGAAAAGAAGAAGCTAGAAGTAATTATAATGCTGATAAACTAAATGCTCTTTTAGATATTGCTACTATGGACATTAATAAAGGAATGGGGACAATGCCTCAGTTTGGTTTTAATAATGCTTCTCAATATGCAGCAATGAATAAAAAACCAAGTGTCTCTACTGAAGAATACTCATCTGATCCTACTACTGAAGATTACACTGCAGATCCTGGTGGTTATTATAAAACCATACAAGAAGGTGAAGAAGCTTTTGTTCTTCCTGAAGTGGTAGTTACATCACCTGTAACTAAAAAACAAATTCAAGAAATTAAAGCTAAAAAAGGAGCAATGGATCAGTTTAATAAATATTTAGATTATTCTAGAAGTTTGCTTCAAATTCCATTTAGACCTGGTCAACAACCTATTTCACAAAGAAAAGAAGAATATACTGAGTTTGATGTATTACCTGAAGAAGGTTTACCTAATAAACAAAATCAAAAAAACAACTTAGGTTTTTTTGATTATTTAAATCTTGGTACTAAAGCTGCTGGACTTTTTTTGGGTGAATTTTTAGATCCTACTAAAAACATAGAAAGAATAAGCAGCGGTGTTAATGATATATTTCAACTCGGTCAAAATTATTTTGCAAGAAAAAATGCACTTAAAGAAGGTGATGATCTTAATAAATCAAAGTCAACAATTTCAATTCCAAAAGTAGAAAAACCAGTTGTTAGTCAATCACCATTAGTACTTGAAAGTACACCATATGCAGAAGGTAGTGCAATAGAAATGTATGATAAAAATGAAGCGTATGATAAAAAGAATAAAAGATATATTACAAAACCATTATGGCTTGATCTAAGCAGTTCTAGTTTAAGATTAGGAGCAAGAAATAGAGGTAGTAGATTAGGTGATATTAAAACGGAAGGTTTTGTTATAACACCATTTGCAAAAGAATATGGAATGGGTGAGGGGTATACTGATAATAATGGTACAAATACAATTAGAAGATACAGCGATAATGAAATAGCAGATGATAAAATATACGGGGGAATTGATGCTGAAGGTAAATTCTATTTAGATTATGGTAAAAATTTGAAAGGAAAGAATTTAGAAATGGCTGATTTTAGATCTGCGGAAATTACTGGAATTGCAAAAGAAAAGAATGGAAAATACATGTATAGTGATGCTACATCTAATTATGAGGTAGCAAGAACAGCAATGGCTTTTGATGAAAACGGTAATCCAACAGTTAATTTAAATATTTTAATTCCTAAAAAACAAATTGATAAAGGTCATGAATCATTTGGAGCTGTTGGAGGTGGTAGGTATATTTTAGCTACACCTGATTTAAAGAAAAAAGTACTAGTTGCAGGTTCTTTAAAAAATATTGATGACTATGTTGAACAGTTTAAAAAAGCAACAGGTCTATCAGTAATTAAATTAATTCCACTTGATAATGGTACATTTGCTAGAGGTTTGTTTACAAAAGATGGCGTTATAACAAATAAAGATCAAAATAGATATGATAATTTTAATCATACAGGTGGAGCTGCTTTTTATTTAAAACAAAAAAGACATGGAGGATCTGTTCTTTCTAAAATGCAAGGAGGAGGAACACCACCTAATTGTGATCCTGGTTATATGCCTGATCCAAATGATCCTACAAAGTGTATTCAAGATCCTAATATTTTTGCTATGTTTAAACCACCATCTATGGATGATGAGACATTTGGTGATCCATTTTCTACAACTTCAACTACAACTACATGGGTTCAGTGGTATAATCAAAATTTAGCAAACTCTGTTATTGATCCTCCAAGTGGAAAAAGTATTATGGATATGAAATGGGAGGGTGATCCTACATACGATCCTTCTAAGGAAACAGATATGTATGGTAATGTAATAACTAGTACCACTACAAAAGCTCCTAGATATCTTTTTGGTAAGTTTGGAGAATGGATGGATAAAAAAGGCGCAGCTGCTTTTACTCAAGTAGCTAAAGGTTTAAATACAGGATTTGCTCTTGGTAATAGACTTGCTGCTGAAAAACAACATAGAGATTTTCAAAAAAGTTATGAAAAGAATTTAAGAAATAAAATATTTACACAACCTGTAATGCCTTCTGTATCAGGATCTAGAGGAGACTATACACAAACTGGAGCATTTAGACCTAATGAGTATACAGTAAATAAAGGAATGTACACATCTAATATGCCAGGTGCAATAGTAGGTACACAACAGTTTGCTCAATTTGGTGGAGGTATTATTGGTGAGCAACTAGTAGTTCCAGAAACTGAATTTTCTCCTATAGTTACTCCTGAAGTTGTTGTTGAAACACCTGCTTCTTCTGTTCAACCACAAACTACAAATACAACAACAACTCCACCATCATCATCTTCGTCTAAACCAAAAAAATATAATTTTGCTGGTGTAAATCCTGTGATAGAACAAACATGGGATGAAATTCTTAAACAATATGCAGGTGTAAGAATGTCTGGTATATGGGGTGATAAAAAACATAGACAAAGAGAAAGTGATCATAATACAGGTAATGCTCTTGATATTGGTATAGTTAACATTGATCAAGGTAATAAGATTGCTGAACAGATTATTAGTCAAGCAAAAGAAAAAAGAGTAAAATATGTTATATTTAATAGAAGAGTATGGAATCCACAAGAAGGTTGGCATAAATATATACCCACTAAAGCTAATGGCAATAATCCACATACCACTCATGTTCATATAAGTTTCTTTCCCTATGAAGGAAAAAAGAATGATAAAAAAACTGGAGAAAGTATAGCTTTAACACATAACAATCCTGGTAACATTCACTTTGGTAAGTTTACAAGTCAATGGGGAGCTGAAAAAGGAGCGTATGATAACAAAGGACATGTAGCTAAATTTAAATCTTTAGATGAAGGATGGGATGCACACAAAAAACTTTTGTCGGGACCAGATTATAGTGATTTTACTATAGAACAGGCTAGGAATAAATGGGTTACTGGTGATCCTAATAAAATTACTGATTCTTCTAAATTTATTTTAAAAGAATTAGGAGTTGGTGCTAATTTAAAGATTAGAGATTTAACTCAAGATCAATTTAATAAACTTGCTTCTTTATTTGTAAAATATGAAGATAATATCTTATATAAAAAAATGAAAGATCTTAAAAAATATTTTGAATTAGGAGGAGAAGTGAGTTATAATGAAGGTGAAGAATATGATTTAACAGAAGATCAAATAAGACAAATTCTTGAAAACGGTGGTGACATAGAGTATATTTAAAATATATTAAAACAAACAATATGAAAGTTAGAATTACAAGAGCTCCTCAAAAGATGGTTTATGGTGGACAAAAGAAACACTCACTTGATATAGTGAGAACAACGATTGATGATTATGATCCTGATTACAATGATGTTGAAAGAAAAAACACTCGTAGTGCTGATCCTAGAGAGGATTCAAATGTAGAAGTTGAAGGAGGTGAAGAAATTAAATATACAACTGGTCCATTACAAAAAGCAGTGGGTCCTAATCATAATCCCGATCCTAATAAAGAAGGTGGTGTTCCTATGAATCTACCTGATAACTCATTTGTTTATTCTAAAAGAAAAGGAAAAATGGGAGTGAAAGGTAGTGTTCTATCTCAATTTGGTAAATCAGAAAAAGATAAAAAAACTTATTCTTTTGCAGAATTAGCTGGTCAATATAGACCAAATAAATATTATGATATTCTTCAAAATGATAAAGCAGATCCTTTACAAAAAGCAACAGCAGCAGCAATGATACAAAAATATGATGATAAGCTTGCTAGTCTAGCTATATTACAAGAATCTAAAAAAGGTTTTCCACAGGGGATTCCAGAAATTGCTAAAGAAAAATTTGCTAAAATGCAACAATATATGCAACAATCTCAACAACAACAAATGGAGCAGCAACCTCAAGATCAAATGATGCAACAACCACCTATGATGGGTCAACAACCTATGGCTATGTATGGATATAACACTATGAACTATGGAGGATTTGTTCCTGACTATAGTAGTATAGGTGATATGTATAGATATCAAGCTGGTGGATCATCTCGTAGTCAAGATAAGAAGATAGCTCAATACATTTCTGTTTATGCTCAACTAACAAAAAAGTCTGAGGAAGAAATATATCAAGCACTTCAATCGCTTGGTCGTGCACAACAACAAGAAGCATTGCAAAACATTATGCAAACTGTTGAAGACGTTATTTCTCAACAACAAGGTGGTGGTGGTGGAGATCAGCAAATGATGCAGCAACAAGATACATCGGGATACTATAGTGCTCCAGGTGGAGAACCAGATTATGCTATGCAACAAGCTCAAGAAGAACAACCTACAGAAGAAGAAGAAACTCAACAAATGAGAAGAGGAGGTTCTTATAGTGGTACATATTATCAAGGAACATATTTTGCTAATGGAGGATCATTTGTTCCTACATATGGAGATAGTTCTTATAATGATCAGTTTGGTGGTGAGATATATGACTATGATAACTACATGCTACCAAAAGCTCAAGGTGGATTACAATCTCCAAATAAAGTGTCAAAAAAAGATTTTGAAGCTAAAGTTGCTAGTGGAGAATATCAACGTATACAAGGAACTAATAAAGCAAGAAAAGGAAATACAGTTATTGAGGTAGCTGGTACATACAAACCAGGTACACCAGGATATACTAAAAAAGGATCACCTGGTAAATCAGTTGAAGTTAGAGGAGCTGTTTCTGGTGGTAAACCTGGTAAAGCTTGGGAAGATTGGATTAAAGCACAATTAGCAAAAGGTGTTACAATAGAAGAACTTGCTAAAAAGGGTCATGGTACTGTTAGTGGTTTACAAAAATATAAATCATATTATAAACCTATACAACAAGCAACACCAGATGAAGTAGTTCCTGAAACAAAAGGTACGTGTCTTGATGAAAAAGGTAATCCTGATCCTACATTAGAGTATAATGAAAAAACAGGAAAGTGTGAAAGAAAAAAAGAAATTCAAGAATATATAACATATGAAGAAGGTGAAGAAGGACCTAAAGCAGGTGATGTAACTGGTGGTAATTTTGGTGGTGGTTATTATGGAATTCCTTTTCAAAACACATTAGGAATAATGGCAGCTGCTGCTTATCCTCCTCTCTATCTTCGTCCTTTTTACGATGAGCCTCAAGGAGTTATACCTAGACCTACATTTTATGATCCTGAAAGAGAACTTGCTTCAGCACAAGAAACTGCTAGAGGATTAGAACAAATGGCTGGTATGATCAATCCTCAAGCTGCTGGAGCTATGGCTAACTATATACAAGCAAATGCTGCTAAAACATCAGCTGACACTATAGGAAGATATCAAAATCTTAATGTTGGTGTGGCTAATCAGTATTCTCCATTGCAAGCTCAAGTATATAATTCTCTTGCTGCTCAAAAACGTGAAACAAGAAATAAAAGATATACGGGTGAAACTGTTGCTGCACAACAATATCAAAATGCTATGCGTAAATATGGTACTGATTTTGCAGAAACGCTTGGTGAAGGTATTGAAGCAGGTATTAAAAAAGGACAACTTTATGATACATCTAAATATTATACATCAGATCCTTTTGGTAGACTTAGACTTAAACCAGGTGTTAA